GTCGAATGTATTTGAGAATGCCATAATATTTTATGATTGAATTAATTTATCTATTTTTTAGTTGAAGAGTTCTGAGAGTAATGAAGTCATCTCTTTGTCCTGATTGCTTAAACTGAGTACTCAAGTTCTTGATTGATTTATTAGTGCGGCTTACTTGCTTTTCAGAGCCTGCGGCACTCGGGGTAGAAGTACTAGAAGGGTTAAGTCTTACTTGAGACTTTCCGCTCTTTACTTCTTTCCGACCGTAGATACTGTTAGCTGCGTGCGCCAGCAGATAGGGCATCTGTGCTTTTACGTCAGCGGGAAGGTTAGTCATTAATGTATCGACCCTGGGGTCTTTCATAATGGCTTCGTATTCACGCCGTGTATCGTTGTCATCGCCTGTCATCCAAGGTAACTCAGCTTCAGCTTGAGCACTTAGGTGCTCTTGCATTTGCTTGCTTTGTTCAACCTTTTGGATTTCTTCCAAGCGAGCAGGAAGAAATTTGTCTCTGGCTTTACGTGCCTGCAATAAAGCATTGCGGACATCGGCCTTTGTCATTTCTTTACCTTCTACTTCTGTGACTACATCATCAGCTTCGTATCCGTCTGCGTTGAACATAATGTCCTCGGCCCATTCAATTACGTTACTAGCATCCGTTGCTTTGCTTTGTAGATCCTCTAAAGTATCTACGGCATCAAACGGATTGTTCTTAACTTCCTTCTTGGGCTGCAGTGGATTGCTTTGCTCTGCAGAAAGTCTAGCTTCAATTTGTTGTAGCTTTTCTTCTGCTGCCTTACGTTTAGCCGTGAGTTCTCCAAAGCGGGCTACTGCACGGCTGCCTAGCTTGTCAGCTAGTTCCCGCAGTTCCTCTTCGGACATTTCGTCTAAATCAATCTGAGAAAGAACTTGCTCTTCTGATTCGGATTTGGGTTCTTCGTTATCAGTACTCTCGTCTGACTCCTCATAACCTTCTTCTTCTTCAGTAGCAATTTCGTCAGCAACCTCTTCCTCAACCTCTGGAGTCTCTTCCTCCTGGGGTTCAGGGGCTGGTTGCCCTAAGCGTTGGATCGCAAAATCCTCCGCTGTTATATTTGTCTTTTCCGCTGTAGAGTTTTCGGTTTCAGCGTCTCCCGTTGTGACTTCGTTGTTCATATAATTCCACTCTTCAACGCCGAGCGATAGCTATGTTTTGCATTATAGCACACAAAATGTGTGCAAGAAATTACTCCGAAGGGGAATGCTTGCCCCAGGTAGACATTGTTATGATCTGATCATAACTAAGTATACGTCCTGAAAGTTGTTGGATCTTGTCCGTCGGGGACTCGTACATTTCTGCAATGCACTCCTCCCGCATCTGCTTTACAAAATCTATAAAGCGGTTAAATGAATCGTGCCGTTTAAGGTGCTCGATGTCTTCTTCGATTTGAGGTTTTTCCATATTAGTATTGTGGCATATCTTGGGTGCCTACTTCTCCCATCTGTGCAGGGGTAGTACCTATGCGACCAATCTCAGCGTTCTGCATCTGCTGCATCTGAAACTGATATTGACCTGCGTACTTCTGCAGTCGTGCAGCAAAGGCCTCGTCTTCTTGTAACTTCTGCTGAATATCTGGCTGTTGACCGTACTGCTCAAGGACTTGCATAGCAATCTGCCCTCCGCTTGCACGTGCTGGCATTTCGATGCCAGCGTATATCTTGGTCAAGTCATCGGTTACATCCTTAACTACTTGCTGCTGTGCATCTTCGACAGGTGTCAAGACGGCGTCCGCAAGAATAGGATCAACCGAACCCGCAAGGACAGCAATCAACTTGTCAACGTCTATACGTCCGTTGCGATCCAACTGTATAAGCGAAGTCATTTGTTGCAACTTAAGCTCTTGGGACTTAGGATCTGTGTTTAAGACATCGTAGTTAATAGTAATGTCAAAGTTTTGGTCTGGATCACCTCGGTCCATAATCTGGGGATCTGGTACACCAGTTACACGGAAGAAGACTTCGTCTGGTCCAAAGCGCTGGAAGCAGCGATACGCCATGCGCATTACCTCTGCATTGTGCTGCAGAAACTTATCTACTAAAAACTGCTTGCGTACACTCGAGATCTGAGAGTTCTCGTCTAGTCCTACCAGGCGGTCTGCCTGTGCAGACTGGTTGACTTCCATTTCTACTGAGCCTTGGTTGTAGGCAGGCGTAGGCGCAAAGTCCAGATCGCCCTTACGGCGATATGGAATCATTCGACCTGGTCCCCAGTCGCTGGGTGCCTGTCCTACTGGGTGCAGAATTGGAGGCAGGGTCGCTAGACTATTGCGGTCAATCCTGGAGTCACGCTCTACCTTGACTTGGTTCTGAATACCACGAAGGAGGTCTGGAACTGTAGTTGTGTCGTATAGACGCTTGCTATCCTCGGACAGCTTCGTGACTACAACTGGGTAGTCCTCGTAGCCGTTGAGTAGTTCACGCTTTGCGTAAGCAGGTGCCTCGTTATTGTCTCCGCTGTACTCCTTGTGGAATACTGTGCAGTAGATCCCTTCAGATCCATCTTCAGGGTCGACCAGCCGTTGGTACGCATACACGATTTCTATTAGTTCATTTGCTTCGTAAGCGTTATCGGTCAAGCTAGTACTACGGCGGCCTTCCTGTTCTCTTTCAATGCTGTCAATGTTTACCCCTCGGTAATGCTCAATAATGTAGTCAACAAAGTCTGCGTCCCAGCCTGCAGTTGCTACTTTGTTTTCTAGCTCTTGAGCTGTATAGTAAGTTCTCCAAAAGCAGTAAGGTGCTCGCTGCGGATCGGTTACATACGGGGGAAAAAAGAAGTCCCCGTCTGGGGCTAGTGTCTTGATCTCTGGTGCATTGACCTGCCTGCGAACAACAGGAAGTTCGGCTTCGCCTGATTTCCTGAGTTCCTTCAGTGCTTTCTTTGCACGTTTTTCTGTGACTCCTTCAAAAATGTTTTGCAGCATAAAGACTAGCTCGTCGTCTTTTTCTCCTGACTGCACTGCCCCGAAAATATTTGGGTCAAGTTCTGCAATTTGTTCTAGTGTTAACTTCTGCAGGAACTGACGGTCTTCCGTATGCCAGCCTACGTAAGTAATTAATAGGCCTCGCTCTAGCAAGTAGTTAGCGCCTAGTTCCATTTCACGCTTGTACCGTGGAATATATCCACTGGTAGTCATCCACTTTAGGAACGAAGATACAATTTCTGCACGAGAGAGATCGCTGGATTCGACGGGGTACGCACGAATGTTTGAGCGATTAAGCGAAGACATAAACAAAGACACAAGGCGTGTAATGCGTTCGTCGATTACGTGGCTCTCTGTATCGGATGCGCCTTCCCACGGAAATGCATCGGCTCCGTGCTTGCGATGATCACGGCTCTTGCCTGGCCACCAGTTCCTGCGGTCGTCGTAACTAGTACGGCATAAATCAAAGTAGGCCTCTAGTTCGTTGACGGTTTCATCGTAGGCATTACGCAGTGCGTTAATATCTGGAATTGCATCAACATACGTCAAGGCTTCAAAAGTAGATTTATTTTGCATTTAGTTTTGTTCGGATTGATTTTGTCATCTCATGGATGTAACCCTTGTGAACGCCAATTTTATCACATAATTCTTGTGGAAGCATAGTCTTGTCTAGTTCGTGATTAACATGACGGTTTAAGTACTCCCATCCAGCTAGACGGTGCACCTGCTCTTTGATCCATTCTGGATCAAGTGTAATATCTTTTTCATCGGACATAGCGATAAGATGTTCCTTTGTCGTCTTGAATGGCTTCGACGCTTACTTGCTTACCCTTCGTTAGCCAATCCTCAAACTTACGAGCAATAACCATCGGGACCTTCTTTTGTATTTCGTGTATGTACACGTATACATAACTACGGTTGGGTGCCTTGGAGTGCACTATGCCCCTGTATCTCTTAGGCGTAAGCTCTGGTATATCAACGGCTTCTGTTAAAAGCTCTTGGCCTTCTTCATTTATCCACCTGGCGTAGCCAGTTCCTGTAATAGTATGCACGGGTAGCTTTGCTTCTACTAGGTCTACGATGTAGTCCAGTTCAACCTCGTGCTCTTCGGCAATTGTCTTTAGTCTTTTCTTGGGCATATTAGTATCCTCCTTGATTTGTTCTTGTTGTTTGCATGGATGCGCTGGACATAAAGTCTGGTCCCTCGCCTCCGTTAGACATTCTTAAGTATCGTATTACGTCAAAGAAATCCTTTAGGGGTTCGTCTGGTTTCCCCTGCTTGTTATAGTTTATCAGACTATCTATAAGG